GTGCAAGCAGGAGTAGACTATGGTTCTCTTCATCTTTTATAGCCTTTTCAGCACTCTGGGATTGGCTATTTGCCTTTTCCTTTGGCTGATTGTGCTAAATTTGACGAAGGTTTCCTCGTCTATTTCCTTACTTGCACGGAACGAAGTTTGTCAACCTGGACGTAAAGGGAGACATAAAGATGAGTGACGATCTGATTAACACGATAATTGACTTACTTGTAAGTCTTTTTCGTGCAGTCGTTTCGTACCTCTTCGATATGTTTCTTTAACCCCAGGGGTCATCTTTCGATGACTTTGTTGGCGCTTAGTGAGCGCTAGCACTTTTCTTCTACAATTAGGAGTTACTTCGTTGCCTGCATTCAGCCAAGATGTGACATCTGTTGACTATCCTTGGACTCTTGCAAAAGTCGGCGTTACCGGAAACGGTTTTGCCGGCTATGCGGAGATCAATAATGGTTACAGTGCCACCCCTTGTCTGTTATTCAGAACAACGACTAATCGTAACTCACCTAAGCTGACAGAGGGAAAGTTGAGAAGGTCTTTTTCCGTTCCTCTTTTCGAATGGTATAGCCGGAAACCTAAGGCTACACCAGAGTCCCTAAAGGATAAAAGATTCCGTAAGGAATTTTTGAAAAAGAAAGCGGATTGGAGACGTTCTCGCCCAATAAGGGTTAGGCCATCATCTCCTCCTCCCGGGTGGAAAGTTGTAGAACTACCCACTGGAAAGATGGTGCTTAAGTTTAATGGAGTTGATCCGTTGGTCAAGATCTCTCGTTTCACTTGGGTTCCGGAGTTGCGTCGTAGTTTAAGACCTGTTAATAGGTCTTGGACACGGCACAATTCTCGTATCCCATTGAACGCGAGAGTTAATGACCTTCAGTTCTTCCATCAAACTGCTTGGGCTGCCGGGTTCGGAGAGGCTTACGTCAAGAAAACGACGAATCCTATTACGAATCCCGACTACCTTAGCAACCCTGATATCCTCGGCTACGTACTATGGCAAGGTAATTTTTCTTACCTTCCATGGGAAGATTTGGGCTACGATAGTAGCACAAGTCTCGGTGTCGATGATAAACAGGAGATGGGTTATGCTGCCACTCTGAGTTTCTGGTCTTCAGAGATAGAAGGTTTAAGCAAATTAGCGCTTAAACGTCACTACCTGAAGCTCAAGAATCAGAAGGTTGACCTATTTACTGAGCTTTCACAAGGTCTTCTCACGGTGAATTTAATCGTGGACATTGCGAAGAGAATTGCAAAGACACTTCTTTTCTTAAAGAAGCTCGATGTGACTTCTGCCTTCAAAGTGTTATTTCCAACCTCCCCGAAAGGGGTGGCGAATGATTACCTTGCTTGGAAGTATGGAATTAAACCGCTCATCGGCGACTTACAAGGAGCCGCTGAGCATCTAGCCGAATATATTTCTCGGTTAGCACCGTTTAAATCCAACGGCCATGCCAAAAGTTTCTTCACTAAGACTTCATCTGAAATCTTAGCTGATGGAACTGAGGTAACCGTTATTAGAACAGCTCATATTCGTGTCAAGTATGGCACGAGTTATAGAGTTCCGTTCGAAATAACGCGGCAGGCAGCTTCTTTGGGCTTCACTAACCCGGAGAACACCCTTTGGGAGCTACTACCCTTCAGTTTCGTCGTCGATTGGTTTTTACCAATTGGTGACTTCCTGCAGAGTCTGTCTGCTCTTGATGGGTTGGAACCTATTGAGACCTATAAAACGATCGTTATCTCTGAAGATATCGTTCGTCTACAAGAGCTCGATAGGAATCGTCAGGTGATATTGTCTCCCCAGCCTGTCATAGACATGACTGGGTTGACTAACAGAGGGGCTGCTGGTTATATTGATTGGACGAATCTTAATTCTGTTCTGGTTCGGAACAATTTCTATTGCGAGAGGCAAGTTATTCCTCTTGCAAATGTTCCATTCCCGAACTTTAAGAATCCCCTGTCAGGTAACCACATTCTCTCTGCTATTGCCTTGTTCACTCAACTTCTCAAGAAGGATTAATCATGGCGGCTTTCGCCACCGCAGTACTGAAGAACTGGGACGGCGACCTTACTGGTGCGACCGGCGCAGTTAACTTCGTCCCTTCCTCGATCGATGCGAACGGTGTGGCCACTTGGGTTGCTCCTGGTTCCGTCTTTGACGCGAACAAGAAGCTCTCAATGTCCGTCCGTTTGCCCGCAAAAGGAAGCCAAGTCGCTCGTGTACAAGTCAAACTTGCGCACCCTGTGATGGACAGCGTGGACTCTACCCTGAAAATCGGGGAGTGTCTAGTGAACGTGGAGTTCGTCTTCCCCAAAAGGGCTGACTCGGCTGCACGTTCCGTTCTCGTCGGCAATCTTGTTGAGTTTTTGAACAACAATGCTGCCTTCGGAGCTGCTGTCACTGCCCTTGAATCGGTTTACTGATTCGAGGTAGTAGGCCGTAAGGCCTTAATCCACCTAAGCTTTAGCTTAGATAGGGGGTGCACTTGGATACATCTGCACAAGTGACGACAAGAGTCGTCGAACTTTACTTATCCTCGCTTGATTGCCCTAGGGCTCTTACATGTTGGTTATTGTTCAGTAATAATGAACATAAACAACTAGTAGAGCTGGATATTAATCCGGATCATTATTTTGATCCCGGAGCTTTCAGGGACGCTTATTTGGCAACTAAGTTTCTGTCTAAGGCGGACTTTTTATCGACTAATATCGATTTAAAAGCTGTCGCTATTGACAAATTCTCAGAGGCTGAACGAGCGTGTAAGGAGATAAACCTTCGCGGATATCACCATCTCACTATAAACCGTGAGGTTGGCGCCTATTTGCATAATGCAATTAGACGAAAAATCGATACCGTTTTAGGTGAATTTCCTTTCGAAGATTGGGTAGAGTCGTCTGACTGGGGACCTGGTGCCACGCTCCTTATTAAGGGAGTTGATACCAGTCCGGTCAACAAGTTTCGCAAAGAATGCGGAACGACGCGTCCACTCGATAACCTTATGGGGAGCCTTTACGCAGCTCTCTACCCAACTTGGAATCTTTCCGAAAGGAAGATCTTTGATGGGAATAAAGTTATCACCGTACCCAAGAATTCGAAAACGGATAGAACCATTGCCATTGAGCCAGGGTTAAATCTCTGGTTTCAAAAAGGCATTGGAAATCTCATTCGTCGTCGTCTTCGATGGGTTGGCGTCGATCTTAATTCACAGGAAAGAAACCAACTTCTCTCACGAGAAGGTAGCATAACTGGAAAGTTAGCTACTGTTGATTTTTCTTCTGCGAGTGATTCCATTTCTAACTCAACTGTCTGGGAACTCCTTCCAGATAGATGGTTTAGTGTGATGGACATTCTAAGATCGAGGTATGGCGTCTTGGGTAAGCAGAAATTCTGGTACGAAAAGTTTTCCTCTATGGGAAATGGTTTTACTTTCGAACTAGAATCGCTGATCTTTTATAGTATTGCTCATGCAGTTTGTACTTACCTGCATGTCTCTACTAGTAAAATCAGCGTTTACGGTGATGATGTAATCATCCCCGTATCTGCTTATTCACTCTTCGTGAAGACCTGTGCGTTCTACGGCTTCACCGTTAATGCCCAGAAAAGTTATTCTACTGGGTACTTTCGAGAGAGCTGTGGTTCACACTGGTTTAACGGACTTGACTGCAAACCCTTCTTTTTAAAGGAAGTGATCAAAGGAGAGTCAAGGATATACCACGCCGCTAACAGCATTCGACGTCTTTCGCAGTTTCAAGGTTTTGAAGTCTGCGATCGGCGTTTTTATGCTGTTTGGCGTTATCTTCGGAGAAAGATAAGAAAACCTTTTCTAATCTCTGAAGGGTATGGTGATGGAGGTTTCATCGTCAATTTTGACGAAGCTACCCCCGTTCGCGCTCGACATTGGGTCGAAGGACACATTGTCAAGTTCCTTGCTGATATTGCAGTTACATATCACTCCGACGATCATCCGGTCTTGCTTGCGAGACTGAGAGGTCGCAGTGTGGAGCGGAGTTTTGGCAACAAGACTCCTCTCAGACGCCTATACAAACAGAAAGTGAAACGTCTGTTTGTACGACGGTGGGTTAACCTCGGGCCCTGGATTTAACAGGGCCGTTACTTAACCCCTCAGCCTGTGGCTTGGGTGGGAAACCTCTAAAGAGGTGGACCAGAGAGAAGAATGCGAAAGCAAGGAAAGAATAAGATTTGGAAG